AAAGGTGGAAGTGGCGGCGGCGGCGGCACCGGCGGGGGTGGGGTAATCATCCACGCGAACGTGATCCTGACAGACGGCACCACACCCGCTGGGGTCATTCAGGCGACCGGCGGCGCAGGTGGAAATGGCGGCGCGGGCGAGGTCGTGGGTAACACTGGTGGCGGTGGCGGCGGTGCTGGTGGTGGCGGCGGGCACGTCTACGTGGCTTGCCGGTACCGTGTAGGCGCGACCGTGGCGGGCGGGATTTCGGTGCCGGGCGGCAACGGCGGCAACGGCGGCGACGGCTTCGGAACTGGCGCTGGCGGGTACGGCGGCGGCGGCGGTGCGCGCGGTGACGCCGAGTTGATCGTCTTCAGCACGGGCGCGGTCACGTCCCTATCGCCGTGCAGTTCGACCGTGATTGCGCCTGTCGCGAACACGGGCGTGACCGGTGGAACTGGTGCGACCGGTGTGGCAGGATCGATCACGCTATGAAGATCGAAATGCAGGTTTTGCCCCACGCGGACGCGCGTGATTGCCCCATGTACGCAACCGCGGGGGCGGCCGGCGCGGACCTGCGCTCCTGCCAACACGTCACGCTCCTGCCCGGTGAGCGCGCCATGGTGGCGACCGGAGTCGCGCTCGCGATTCCGGCCGGGTACGAGGGCCAAATTCGATCGCGGTCCGGGTTGGCGAGCCAGGCGGGCGTGATTGTCCTGAACCAACCCGGTACGATCGACTCCGATTACCGAGGCGAGATCAAGGTCCTGCTCCTGAACGTCGGTTCCGCTCCGGCGACGATTCCGCAAGGGACCAGAATCGCCCAAATCGTGATCGCGCCCGTCGTCCGGGCCGAGTTCGTACCGGTTGCGCAATTGTCCGAAACGGCTCGCCAGTCCGGCGGGTTCGGCTCTACAGGAGCGGTCTGATGAGCAATATCCCGCGCGTGGTGTGGAACGACCTCGAGGCGCTCCTGCTTGACGACTTGAACGTGATGCAGCAGCGGGCGAGCCAGCCTGGCTTGACGGCTCTGCTGGGCACGATGGCGGTCATGAACCCGCTCGTAAGTGCGAGCGGACGCGACTCCGGGTCGCTCGCGACACCGGTCCTGGGCGCGACCGGCCACAACTACTCCAGCACGGTCCTGTACGGGCTCCTGGTGAACCCGAACAACACTGGGTACATGCTCGTCGATGCTGGCGCGGTTGCGTTCTACTCGCCGGCCACGCTGGCGGGCGACGAGAGTGCGGTCGTGGTGTGTTCTGGGTCCGTCACGAGCACGACCGCGATGCCGTTCGTCGCGAACGCGGCTGGGTCGATCCGGTGGGATTTCGTTGAGTGTCGCCCGCTCGATGGCGTGACCGCGCAGGTCAGCCGGGACGTCTATGACGAGTCGACTGGTGCCCCATCGGCGACCCTACTGGACAAGCGTGCCGAGCCCGCGCTTGAGTTCCGGTATCGCACCGGGACCGCCAGTGCGGGCTTGCCCACGCCCGACACGGGGTGGCTACCGATTGCGGCCGTACACGTAAATTCTGGCGCGACCGGATTTGCGCAATGTGACGTGTACGATATTCGCCCCCTCCTGAGTGATCGCGTGCGCGCGGTCGCGGAGGCGGGGACGTATCAGCCTTCAAGGATCATCTCGGACAACTTCGTGACGCAGTACACCATGACGGAGATGTACTGGGAAGGTGTGTGCCTTCAGGAACAACGCGGCTATCTCGCTGGTGGACAATTGCTTTGCAACAACCCGACCGCACTGGCGACGCGTGGGACCGCAGACGCGCAAGGTACTTTTCAGGGTCAGGCTGCGCACAATTCTGTTTCGGCAGCGCCAGCCGACACGTTCTGCGCGTTGTTCGCCGCGTTCCCAGGTGGGTATCCGCGCTGGAGCAGGTTCGCCCAAACGGGCTCGCCCAGGCGCGTGCAGAACACTTTTGGCCTACTCGTACAGGCCCCGCTCGCAAGCGCGACAGCAGGGGCGTACACGCCCGCGCTTGCGCTCCCGACGACTAGCGGGCTCGCGAGTGCGCCGGCCTACCTCTTGAGCGCTACTCGTACAACCAACCAGGCCGCAAGTACGCGCGGGTGTGTGCGGCTGTACCGCGCAGGCGGGATTTGGGCCGATATGGTTGCGGCACCGGACCTATCACTGTCGTTGACGGCAAGTAACGATGGTGCGACCGGATCTGGTGTATTAGGGGTCGGGACGCACTTTCCGTCTGGTGCGCGACGCTTGTACGCGCTCATGTGGGTGTCCAGTATCGCGACTGTAGGTCCGCCACCCGGCGTCGTCGGGCTCTGGACGGTTGAGGACACTGCAACTGGCACGATTTACCAGGTTGGGCACGTTCGACCGTTCGATACCGTGTCCGGTGCTTGGGACATCAAGACCAAGACGTTGCAAGAGGTTGTGATTGATCTACAACCCGCAGTCGGGTCCACCATGACGTCACAGTCACGAACACTCCGAATCGACATCGGGGAAACGCTGGGTGTGCGATCCACGCCGTTGTCACCTGGAGACCAAGTCACAAGCGCGACCGTGAACCTCTACACCACCGGATGGGAGTTTTGATCATGTGCGTCGTGAAGGACGCCGGCCAGTGCGGGCTGGACGCGCTGACGCGACAAGTCGAAGCCCTACGGGCAGGTCAGACCGACCTCGCGAACACGCTCGCGTCGCACCAGCGTGAGTACAAATCCGACCAGACCAACATCCGGGATGAACTTCGTGCGCTCGGGAAGTTGTTTGTCGAATCCGACAAGCAGCACCGCGAGGAGATCCTACAGCAGCGCCAAGAAGAGGAGGAGCGCCGCAAGGCCGACTTCATGCGCTGGAACGAGATCGCGAAGTTGCAGAGAAACGCGGATCAGTTGATCCGCAACGACGACGAACTGCACCGCTCCGTTGAGGCGCTCGCGGAAAAGGTCGCCCAACAGACCGCCACAAAGGCGGTTCAGTCCAACAACGCGGTCGTGCAGACGACATCGCACCGACTCGCTGTCAAGACGTCGGTCTGGACTACCCTGGGGGTATTGATCGTGGTCGCGATCGCGACCGTGGTGGGCTCGACGGTCACGATCGCGAGTCCGATTGCGGACATAAAAATTCAACCAACCGAGCAAGGGGCACCGTGACGCAACAGATTCTCCCGACCCGTGAAGGCTATCACCTCGGCATCGACGCCAGCCGGCACCAGGGAACAATCCCGTGGGGCGCGATGGCGGAACAGGTCAAGTTCGCCTACCTGAAATCGACCGAAGGGATCTCGTACCAGGATCCCAAGTTCGCCGAATCCGCGAAGGCGTGTCCGCGTGACCGCGTGTTCCTGGGCGCCTACCACTACTTCCTACCCGAGCGCGACCCGATCGCGCAGGCGAAAAACTTTCACGACGTCGCAGGCGCGAGCACGAACCTGCTTCCCGCGCTCGACTTCGAGATCATCCGAGGCGAGACGAAGCCCCTGGAGGCAATCCGGAGCGCGGTCCGGTTCGTCGAGAAGACCGAACAACTCTGGGGTTGCCGGTGCCTGGTGTACTCGTACCCGAATTTTCTGGACCAGTTTCGCGCGATGCCGAAGGCGTCGAAGTACCTTCAGGCGCTCGGGCAGCGCCCGCTCTGGGTTGCGCACTACCGGCCCCGCAACGGGATCCCGCGCGTGCCGTGGCCCTGGCAGCAGTACGCGATCTGGCAGTTCGACGGCGATGGCGGGCTCGCGCTCCCGAATGGGGTCGATTGTGATTTCAACTGGGCCCCGTCCCTGACGGCCCTCCGGAGGACGTGATGCGGGTTTGCAATCTCGCCGCCGTGCTGGCAGACGGCTCACAACCGCCGGTGCCGTCCGTCGAGGAGGTCATCCAATCTGTGCGCCAGATTGACGTCGCGCGGGGTGAGGACATCACGATCGCGACCGCGATGACGTACCAGAACGGCGACGACGTCGTCTTCGGCGTCAACGACGAGGCAACGCTTTCGTTGTGGAGCAAGACGACCGACGTCATGCCGGTCTTTACCGTGGGGGCCACGCTCGAGGACGGTGTCGCCACGTTCGTGATCGCCAGCACGGACTTGGCCACGGTCGCGCCGGGTCGGTACGTCGGGACCTTCATGGCGGTGATCTCGGGTGACTCTTGGGCGTACATGCGCGCCGTCGTGGTCGTGACATAGTGCTTGACTGGACATAACGAGTCCGCTATACCTTGCAGGACCGCCAAGGTAAGCCTATGAAAATCCGCGTACATGACGCCAGTTGGTCCGCTATCGCGTCCGCGACGGTGGACGAACTGGAGTGGCTCGACCAGATCAGCACGCACGAATACGATACGCCGGATGGTCCTGTCCGGCGTAGCGTGTGCTCGATCGCGACCTACACGATCCCGACCGGCTTCATCCCGGTCGCGCGCGCGCTTGCGCGACGGGACGACGTCAAGATCGAAGTCGAGGACATGCGCGAGATCCCGACGTCGATCCCCGGTGTCGAGGCGACGTGGTTGCGCCCCTACCAGCAGGACGTGATCAAGACGCTGGTTCGGCGGCATGGTCGCGGTACCGTGAAGGCGCCCACGGGCGCGGGTAAGGGCGAAATCTGCCTCGCGCTGACGCATATCTACAACGTGGAGTGGCTTTACCTGTGTCACCGCTCCTCACTCGTGGGCGCGTTCGCGGAGCGGTACAGGGGGCGCCTGGGCGACACAGCCGGGACCGTGACCGCTGACGGGTGGAAGCGCGGAACCGGAAACTTCACGGTCGCGACTTTTCAGGGGATGCACCGTCACCTCGCGCTGGGGACGCCGACTTGGCGTGACCTTCTCGCGAACGTGGGCGGGATCATCATCGACGAGGTTCACGCGCAACCGGCCGACACGTTCTTTCGCGTCACACAGGCGTTCAAGCGCGCGCATTTGCGTGTTGGCCTATCCGCGACCCCGACCGCACGCGGGGAGTGGGAGACCTTGCGCTTGTTCGCGTCGGTGGGCCCAATCGTCGCAGATGTCCCGCTCGCCACGCTGGCGGCGGCGGGGCAGCTCACGATGCCGTCCTGCCATTTCGTGGCGTGCAGGCAGGACCTTGACGTGACGGCGTCCTGGATGGAGGTCTACCGGGACGGGGTCGTCAAGTCGGCCGCCAGGAATGCCCTGCTGGCCGACATGGCCGCGCTCGCGCCCAAGCCAGCGTTTCTGTTCTGCGATCAGGAGGGGCACGGTCGCGCGGTCTTGGCTGAGGTGCAGAAGCGCGGCATGCGGGCCAAGTTCGTGTTTGGTGACTGGTCAGTCAAGAAACGCGAGCAGGCGCTCAAGCAACTCGTCCAGGACGGCATCGACGTCGTGGTCTGCACGACCGTCTTCCAGGAAGGCGTGGACGTGCCAGAACTGGCCGCTGTCGTGAACGGGTCGGGCAAGAAGGCCGCTGTGGCGGTTTTGCAGAAACTCGGACGCGGGATGCGCACGCATGCGGACAAGTCCGGCTTCGAGTGGTGGGATGTGATGGATTACGGGCACGCCCTGCTGGAGAAGCACGCCCACGAGCGCGTAAGCGTCCTCGAGGCTGAGGGGCACGCGGTCGAGGTGCGGGAGTGTCTCTGAACGTCCCGGCGCCAATCTGGCGCGTGATCCAGTCCGGCTATTGCCCGTACAGTTGGGCCGTCATGATTCCGGGCGTGACGCAGTATGGGCTCGATCGCGCGTGTCGTGAGGGGCGCGTTGAACGGGTGTGGCGAACCCGCACGTCGGTCGTGCGCGTGCTCGACCTCGAGCGCGAGTTCGCGGTCGTGCTCAAGACCGCACAGGACTGGGATCGGGTCTGGCTCGTCCGCGAAAGCACACGCGCGCTCAAGCGTGTCCAGCGCGAGAACGAACTGGACGAGCAGGCGGGTAAGTTCTTCGCTGCCCTGTACCCGGAAATGCGCCGTGTGCCGCGTGTTCGCTACCGACGCCGGAAGGACATCGGACCGGCCGCATGGTTGAGTAAAGATGAACTTGCGCGGGTCCGACGCACGCGGTAGGGTGCCGATTCGCGCCGCGCTGTTGTGTTCCTCGTCGAGGGTGTATGAACGATCTTGCGCGTGTTTTGCCCCCATTTGGGCCGCGACTTACAATTTCGCGTCCGCGGCGTGCCGTCGAGGACGTCACGATCGACTTTAGCGCTTGGGCGGTCGAGCAGAACCGGCTGGCGCGTTCGGGTCTGCTCCACAAGGGCTTCGACCTCGTGGAGTCGTTCCTGCCTGCCCGTCCGCCCATGTTCGAGACCGTCACGGACGGGGGCACGACAACGACGCTTCAGCAGTACAGGAGCCTACTTGGTAGTACATGCCCGCCTGCGCCCTCGGCTTGGGGTATTGCGGTCGCGAGGATTCCGCCGGCGCCCAAACTCCCACCCGTCGTCAACGACCGGGATGACTACGAGATCCTGACCCGAGCCGTGCGGGAGCAGCACCGTAGCGTGACCGGGAAGCAGATCGACTTCGGTGCTGGCTGGACGGTCGTGTTGGCCGAGACCATCAGGGCCGCGGCTGAGTTTCTGCGCCGGAACGGTATCGCGCCTGCGGCGTGGGCCGCATTCGCGTGGGCGGCATACCAGTACGGGAAAACCTCGCGGGCGAGACCGCGTCCGACGTGGGTATTCGGCGATTGGATGTATAAGCCTCGAAGCCTCTCGTGGTTTTGGGATTGGCGGAACGACAACTTCGGCGGCGCCGGTACGCTCCTGATGGGCCCCCAACACCGCGAAGCCGTAGAGCGATATGGCCTATTCGAGATCGACCTTGTGCTGTCACGCCCTGAATCCACAACTGAGGCCATTACCGTTTTGGAGCAGCACTGGCCAGGAAGGTCGTTCGCGGACATGCTCGAGATCGTAAAAGTTGAAGCAGAACAGATAAGGTGTAATTTGAAGCAGCGTGTTGAGGCGGGGGTGGTGCTGTGGAGGTAGGCGCCGCAGCCGCAACGACGTACAACCTCGAGCCCGAATTTGAGGCTGTCGTGCTGTACTGGTGCTGCACCAGGCCGACATTCTGGACCCGAATCGGCGCCATGCTGGACCCGAGCGCGCTCGAGCACAAGTGGGCCAAGACGCTCCTGAAGACGTGCCGACAGGTCGCGAACGAACGCGGGGCTGGCCCATCCAGCGTCTTGGAGGTCAGCCAGCGTCTATCCCGGCAGGTTCACGATGGGCGCCTCACGCGCGAGAACGTGTGCGAGATCGCGGAGTTCTTCGAGTACGCGGACGCGACCGTCCAGAAGCACAACCCGACCGTCGAAATGGTCGTGGGCGAACTCGTCCCGCTCGTTCGCGCACGTGTGAGCGGCAAAATCGCCGAGACCGCCCTGGACGATTACCAGAAGGGCAAGTTTGACCGCACCCGCACGTTGATCGACACGATCGACTCGATCGGCGCGACGACCCAAATCACGTGCGACGTCTTGGACGAGTCCGCGTTCGACGACATCGCCCGGTACGGGGCCGCGTCACGCCTGCCGACGCCGATCTTTGAGGTCAACGACATCATGGGCGGCGGTGTCCACCCGGAGACGCTCTCGATCGTGGTGGCGGGGCCGGGCGCTGGCAAGTCCATGTACCTGATCGACCAAACGGTCTTGCAGACGTTCCACAACCCCGCGTCCCTGACGTGCTTCGCCACGTTGGAGTTGCCGCTCGTACTCCAGAAGGCGCGGATTATCAGCAACGTCGTGGGGGTGCCGATCACGCCCATGCTCGAGATTGAGGCGGACCGCAAGCGCGCGCAGGAGCGTTTCAGGTACGCGAAGCAGTTTATGGGCACGGTCGAGTTCGCCGACTTCGCGCCCCAGACCACGCAAGTGAAGGACGTGACCGCGTGGGTCAATAATGTTCAGCAGCGGCGCGGGCGCGCGGTTGACCTGGTCGTGATCGACTACGCGGACAAGTTAGGTGACGCGCGCGTGAAGGCGGACAACACCTACCTGGCCATGATGTACGTGTACGAGGGGCTGCGACGCGACATCGCGGTCGATCTGAAAACACGCGTGTGGTCGGCGAGCCAGTCGAAGTCACGCGACAATAAGGCGACCGCGCTCGTGGATATTCAACACGTCGCGGATTCGATGCACAAGATCCGGGTCGTCGATACGTGCGTGACCGCTAGCGCGCACGAGTCGGAGGATGGGCTCGCGCGAGAGGTTTCGTGGTTCGTCGCGAAGTCACGCTTGACGGAAGGGCGCCAGGGGTCGGCACCCCTGCCGGCCGACTTCGGGCAGGCCCGTGTGGTCACGCGGGCGGAGCGGTTCCGTTGGGGAGATCCGGGGCTTCCCGCATGAGGTACGGTGACAAGATTGAACTCGTCGCGGGCGCGTTCGCGGGTGCGGTCCTGCGGGCTGGGTGGAATCGCGCAGCCTGTCCATTGTGCGAATACACCGAGGGGTCACCGGACAAAAAGAAATCGCTTGGGCTCGACACGCAGACGGGGAAGTGGTCGTGCTTCCGCTGCGGGTCCTATGGGTTCCTCAGGGCTGAGCACATCTCGCTCCTGCCCGACATGGTGGCGTTCTACGGGCTCGACCCGTCTGACGTGTTCGAGGGCATCACGAAGCCGCGCCCAAAGCCTCGAGAGCCCGTTGAGGGGATCCGCACACTTGCGTTGTACGAGCAGCCCGGAATCGAGATGGCCGAGTTGGACATCTACCGGGAGTACATGACCGGGACCGGGCGCGATCCCGAGACAAAGCAGCGGCGCCGCGGGCTCCCAATCGACGTCGTGCGCGAGGCTGGCGTGGCGGCGTGCCTGCGCGGGCGCTGTAGTGGGCGCGTCGTGGTACCGCTTCCGGAGTACGACGAGCGCGCCGATCGAACCAAGTGGCGCGGGTGGGTAGCCCGGTACGTATTGGGGCCGCATGAGCGCCCTTATATGTACCCGAAGGGCCTAAACCGGGACGCCTACCTCTACAACGAGCCGGCGCTTTGGGTCGAGACCGACACGCCTGTCCTGGTCGTGGAGGGCACCATGGACGCGCTGGCGTTGTGGCCCGACGCGGCTGCGGTGCTGGGGAAGCCGATGTCGAGCCAGATCGACAAACTCGTTGCGGCCCGGCGCCCGGTCTGCGTCGTGCTGGATGGCGACGCCTGGCAGGAAGCCTACGCGCTCGCGATGCGGTTGCGATTGCGTGGCCAGCGCGCCGGAACGGTCAAGCTGTCCCCGAAAGAAGATCCCGATGAGGTCGATCGTTCGGCCTTGTTCGAGTTAGCGAGGAGATCAATTCAGTGAAGTACGAAGATGCCTTCAAGGCCGTGCAGGAGGGGCGATTTGTCGAACCAACATGGATCGACATGGTCAGCACCCATGGCGGCGTTACGGTGAGGTGGCGCGTCGCGCAAGACGCGCTGCTGATCTACAGCCCCGACGCTCCCGATCAGCCATGGCGCGCTAGCGTGAGCGCGACGTCGGCGCAGCGGATTTGTGATGACAAGGGGTGGACGCTCCTGACGTCCCTGATGGTGGACGACGTCCACCGTGCCAGCGCGAGCGCGTTCGTGCCGATCACGCGTGTGGGTAAGACCATCACGGCGTTGGCGGATCCGAAAGCCTACAGCGCCGCCGTGGACGCGCGCGTGGCGCACACGCCTGGGCGCCCAACAAGCTCGGTCGGGAAGGACTGGATCCTGGACCGAAACATCACGGGCGACACGGCCGTCAATTACGGCTGGCATGACGTCGGGGCACCATACAGGAGCGTCTCCGGGTTGGCGCTGTGGCAATCGGTCGGGCGTCGGCATAATCGCTGGCACATCGACGCGTCGCAGGTGCTTCGTCCGGCGCAGCAGACTTGCCTGGTCGAAGCGGACGGGGTATGCAGGCAGGCCACGATCGCGGAGGTCCTACAGGGGCCGGCGTCGGGCGCGCTGTTGGGCGGTCCTCTTGCGCTAGGGAGCGGCCATGTTCGTTACAGGACGGCGTAAGCGCGGTAAGGCCGCAAATCCGCGGCGGAACGCTGACCTGACCAAACGCGAGATCGAACTCCTGCGCGCCGGCGCGCGCGCGTGTCTGTGCTGCGGACGTCCAGTGCCGCCAGAAAATATCAAGTTTTGCGCCGCGTGCGCGGAAAAGAGGTCCCTATGGTGACGGTCGAGATTCCTGATTCGGTTGTGGGCGACATCGAGAACGGCGCGAAAGCGTTTGGGTGCTCGTTTGATCAGGCCGCAACCCTGCTCCTGCTGGTCGGTGCAGCATCGCTCCTGACCATCGACGGTATCCTGAGCGACGTCAACAAGACGCTCGCCATGACGGCGGACGGATCGCGAGACACTCAGCCGGCCGAAGACGCGCTCGAGCGCGTTGAAGATCCCGGAATTGTCGAGACCCTGTAAATTCCCCTTGCGCGGACGTATTAGGTCCGCTACATATAGCGAGTTGGTTGTGGTTGTGTAGAGGAGTAAATGATGACGATCAGGCAAGCAGGTATGTCGGTTTCGGAGGACGGCACGACCGTCCTGGATGTGTCGATTCAGTTCAGCAGCGTCGGCGCCGCGCTGGAGTTTCTGGGCAAGGTCGCGAACGTGGAGTCTTCGGCCGCACCGGTGCGTCTCCCGGTGCTTCCCTCGTCCAGTACCGAGGTCGCGCGTGTGGACGCCGTCTTGGCCACGAAGGTGCCTCCGGCGCAAAAGCCCGCGCCCGCAGTCGTGCAGCACGTCGAACCAGCACCAGTCGAGGCGGCGCAAAAGCCCGCGCCTGCCGCGCCGGAGCCCCCCACCCCGCCCGCAAGCGCGGCAGAGCCGGGCGACTCCGACGACATCGCGTCCCTGCTGGCGAAGTTGACGCCCGACGAGATTGCGCGTATTCGCCCTCCGCAGAAGCGCGGTCGGTGGAGTAAGGACGAGATCGCGGCCATCAAGGCCGAAGTGGCGAAGAAGAGTGGTGCGTCGCCTGTGCCAGCGGCGCCGAAGTCCTCCCCCATCGCGCCGCCGGTCAAGACCGCGACCGCGCCGGCCACGTCGGTCGCACCCGGATCTGTCCTGACCTGGAATGCACACGGTGCCGCGTTCCGTGGGCGTCAGAACCCGGATCAGACCTGGACGGTCAAGCACGTCGAGACCGCCAAGGTCGTGACCATGCAGACACAGGAGCAATGCGTGGCGGCCCTGTTGGGCTTGCCCGATCCGAACGATGACGACTTCCCGCCGGAGGTTCAGGACCTTCCGGTCACGAAGGTCGAGCAGGACGCCCTGCCCGCCAGTGAGGCCGCTGCCAGCATCGCGCAGGCGAACACGCTCGGGATCGACGACGTCGAGGATGCGTCCATTCCGGAGATCCCTGACGACATCATGCTCGCCAACGCGTTCGTGCCGCTGATCAGAACCGCAATCTCGCTGGGGCTGATCGACTGTGGGGATCCGGTCGAGGCCGTGCGGGTCCTGGCGGCGTGGCAGCCGCATGTTCCGGTCCTGAACGCGCTCGGGGGCGACCTGTCGAACCGGGTCGCGACCGTGCTGATGAAGCTCGCGCCCGTCGTGGCGTGACACGGTGCGGTGGTGTTCGCATCACCGCGCTCGCCCTCACGGTCCAGGTCGGACACCGCACCCTGTATGCGGGTTTCCGGGTTCAAGTCCCGGTGGGGGCACCGTCGAGTTGACCTACCTGGTATCCAAACGCGGACCGCAGCGTCAGCGAATCCAAGGCGTGACAGCCGGAGAGACGGCCCTTTAGGTGAGTCTGAGATGCAGAAATTCCCCCTGTACCCCCACGGATTACCCGAACTCGCCATCGCGAACGTGAATGCTCGTGGTGACGACCCTGAGTGTCGGTTGTGCGCACTTGCGAAGCCGGGTCAGCGCGCGTGCTTGCCTGCGGAGGCCAGGCAGGCCAGAACCGCGAATGCGCCGACGCTCATGTGCGTGTGCGGGGCCCCGACCGCGCAAGACGTGCTGCGCAAGCGCCAACTCACATCAGAGTACGGGCGCGTGCTGCGGTCGATGGTCGATCCATGGCCGGGCATGATCGTGTTCGACGCCGCCATGCGGTGTAGCGGTGAACGCACACTCGGCACGGTCCAGAAGCGCAAGTGTATCCGGGCGTGTTCGGGCTACCTCGTCAACACGATCGAGGAGATGCGCCCGGAGCGGATCCTCCTGTTCGGGTCCGACGCCATGACGGCCTTCGTGGGATCTGGTGCCGACATGGGGGCGGTCCGGCGCGGCGTGATCTACTACGAGATGCCCGATCGCTCGCACGTGCCCGCGATCCTCCTGGACCACCCTGGGCACGCGTCGCGGAATAGTTTTCATCGGGCCTCTCTCGCGCGTGATGTCGCGTGGGCGTTGAATACCCCGGTCGCACAACTCCCCAACGCCGCGCGCGACCTCGTGAAATCGGGCTGGTGGACGCGTGTCGATTCCGATGACGTGCTGGCACGACTGATCGAAGACGTGCGGGGCGCGGGCGGGATGACGTTTGACTTCGAGACGTTCGGGCGCGCGTGCGACGAAGACGCGACCACGCTCGCGTGTGCGATTACGCCCTACGGGACGAAACACGCCTACGTGTTCACGAACTTCTACACGGCACGCTGGCAGGTCGCGATTCGGGATCTGTTCTGCAACGCCGACATTGCGAAAAGCAACCAGTCGGTCAAGTACGACTGCGTTTGGTTTCACGGGCAGTTTGGGCGGCAGGTCGAGAACGTGCAGTTCTGCACCGAACTGGTCCGCAAGGTGCAGCAACCCGACACCCTTGCCGCGCTGGCGCTTCAGCAGTTCAGGATCGGGATGGGGGGCGGTAAATCCCAGATCGAGGAGGACAAGGCTGCCGCAACGGCGGAACTGAACGCGCACGTCAGGTATGCGGAACGCAACGGTTTGACGCTAGGCGGCCGGACCATGAAGGCGCCCGTGCGCGAGGTCTGGACCAACCCGGCCCTATTCGATACGGCGCTGAAGCGCGTACTTGCTGGGCGCGAGCCGGAGCAGTATTGCTTCGGCGCCATTCCGGAGATGACCCTGTTGGCGTACTGCGCCCGCGACACCGTGTCGGCCGACATCCTGCGTCAAAGCCTTGAAGCGTCTTGGGTCACGGAGGCGGGCGACATGCAGCCCGTGTGGAACAACATGGCGTGCAACCTGGCCGCCACCTTCACCGTGATGGAGCAGAACGGGATCCTGGTTAGCCGCAAGGCCATCACGGACTTGCAGGCCCACACGGACGCCCAAATCGCCGCCGCCGAGGACGGCATGCGGGAGTGGGGGACGTTCAACCCGAACAGTACGGACGAGTTAGGCGCTCTCCTGTTCGACACGCTCGGGATCCCATACCCGAAGGGCGTAAAGCCGACCGCGACCGGGAAGCGTGCCCTCGACGCTAGCGTGCTGGACCGAATCAAGCACCCCGTGATCGCACACATCAAGTCGTGGCGGCAGGCGCAGAAGTTCCGCTCTCAGTACGCGGACGCCATGCTGGCGTTCATCCAAGACGACGGGCGCGTACACCCACACTACAATGTTTCCGGGACCGAAACAGGGCGGCCGTCATGTCGAGACCCGAACGCGCTCAATATCCCGCGCCCCAAGAGTGCGGCTGGTAAACTCGCCCGCGATGTCTACACGGTCCCGCCTGACTGCGACATGATCGAGCTGGACTTCAGCCAGCAGGAATTGCGTGTCGCCTGTATGCTCTCTGGCGACCCCGTCATGTTGGACCTGTTCCAGCGCGGCGTGGACTTTCACCTGACTGCGGCGAAGCAGGTCGCGCACATCTTCGGGCTCAAGCCGGAGGACATCGATGCCGATCACCCGCTGCGCTCGCGCGCGAAGACGGTCGTGTTCGGGGCCCTGTACGGCAAGACGGTCGCGGGGTTGGCTGAGGACCTCAACATCCCGGTCAAGCAAGCGCAGGCGATCCACGACGCGATCTTGGGGAACTTCAAGGTCCTGCGTGCCTGGCTCCAAGAGCGCCTGCGTGAAGCGCGCCGAAACGGCTACTGCCGAACCTGGTGGAACGGCGACGCGTTCCGGTGGCGCCCCCTGTACGACGTGGCGGATTCGGATGAGCGATCACCAGATCGCGGGACGGCTGAGCGCTCCAGTTGGAACACCCCAATCCAGGGAACCGCCGCCGAGTTCATGAACGCGAGCCTGTGCGAGGTACAGGCCAGAATCGTTCGCGAAAGATTACCGGCCAAGCTAATCTTGACCGTGTATGACTCGATGCTGATCGAGTGTCACAAAACCGAGACCCTCAAGGTCGCCAAGATGGCGAAATCCGTAATGGAGTCGTGGCCCAGTATGGGCGTGCCGCTCGTCGGAGATTGCAAGACCGGCCCCGCGTGGGGATCACTCAAGTCCGTGGAGTTGTGAAATGTCCCTGACCAACAAGAACCTGAACACCAAGCTGACCGAGATCCTTCGCCAGTGCGAGCAGATCAAGCTCCTGACCCTCCTGAGCGGTCGGGCCACGCCGGCGATCCAGCGCTTGCACAAGTTGATCGACGACCTCCCGACCGTCGATGTCGTCGAGGCGGTCGTGCCCGCGAAGGTGGTCCCGGCCGTGCGGGCGCTCTGGGACGCGTTCAAGGCCCTCGGCGTGATCGTGAAGGACGACCGCGTCAGCCTGGCCGAGCTGGCCAAGTTGCCCGCGATCCTGAAGCAACTCGTGAAGGTGCTCAAGCAACTCGGCTGAGCGATTTCGCTGGACTGGCCCTGTATGGTACACTATACACGGTTATGCACAAAAGCGTGACCGAACTACTTGGTGCCCTACAGGGCGTGGTCGAGATCGACCCGTCGAACCTGAATGATGAGTTCACGAACCTGCCCGCCACGGTCGCGTGGTGGAGCGCGACCGTGGCGGACCTTCAGGCGAAGGTCGAACTCGCCAAACTCGAGCGGAAGCGCGTCGAGTCGGAAACGTTCAAGTTCCGACGCGCGGGACACAAGTCCGATGGCGCGACCGCACACGACGTCGCGACCGACCCTGACGTCATCGAGGCCAACACGGCCGAGATCGCGGCCGAGCACGAACTCGGACACGCGAAGGCGATCGTGTTGGCGCTCCTGAGTAAACGCGATATGCTTATTAGCTTGGGCGCGAACTACCGCGCCGAATCCCCTATCACAATTCGCTGAAAGCACACCACACAACATGGCAATTCAGGTTTATCAAGACTCCAGCGCTGACGACTTCGCGGACGCGCTTCGGGGCATGTCGAAGATCAGCGCGGGCGGGGTATTCCGGTTCCCGGAGGGCTCCACGCTCGTGCGCGCGATCCCGCTCGCTCGAGGAAGCCAAGACAAGCTCGTGTTGGCCTACGGGCAGCACTTCGTCAAGAAGCCCGGAGAGGAGAAGGCGACCGCGATCGCGTGCGCGCGCTCGTTTGGGCAGCCTTGCCAGGTCTGCGACTTGATCTCGCTCCTGCTGGCCTCGCGCCAGCCGGCCGCTATCAGGGCTGCGGAGGAATACAAGGTCACCGCGAAGGCGCTCTGGAACGTCCTCGTGCGCGGCGAGGAGGACGCCGGCGCCCAAACGGCCGACATCGGTCGGCAGATCCTGAAGGACCTTCAGCAAATCCGCGCGTCCAAGAGCAGCGGTGGCAACTTCACGGACCCGCACAACGGGTTCGACATCGAGGTCGTCAAGACCGGGTCCGGCATGGCGACCCGGTACAGCGCTGCGGCGGTCCGGCAGTCCAGCAGGCTCGCCGAGACCGACGAAGAGATCCAAATGCTGATCGAGAATCAGCCCGACAAGTCGTCCCTGATCGATATGTCGATCCCGGAGTGGTTCGAGGACCTTTGCGAGCGCATGCGCAACCCGCACACGACCGTGCATGGTGGTGCGCGCCTGAGCGGCGGTGCGGCCGTGCAGGCTGCTCCCCGCGTCGGGTTCTCGCGCCCGACCGCCGCGCAGGCGCCGGTCGTGATCTCGGACGAAGACCTCTGACGAGGTCGGCCGCGGTGCTGGACGCACGGCGACGTGGCGGGTTCGAGACCCGCCCGCGGCCCGAATGGCAAAAGATAAAGAGAAGGACAAGTCCGCCCCCACGCTCGCGGAAGCCCTGACCCTGCTGGGCAAGCAGGGGTGTGGCGTCTTCGGGACCAGGACAACCGCGCCCGTGCGCGCGATCCCGACCGGGTCACTCCTGCTCGACCGCGCGATTGGATGCGGCGGATACCCACGCGGGCGCATCGTCGAGGTTTTCGGACCGGAATCCTGCCTAGACGGCGACACGTACATCCAATATGCTATGCGACGCCCCGATGGTCGTCGTGTAAATCACAAGGGTGGCACACTTCGTCGGCTATGGGAGCGCTTCAATCGTCAGCCGGCTACTGGCACTAGTCGTGGGAAAGATCGGCGCTTACCGGACAACACGGTATTTACCGCTCCATCCATTAATGAGGATGACCGCATATTCCATAACGAGATTGTGGACGTTGTACGGGTCGGTTCTCGCCCATGCTGGAAATTGATCACCGCAGGCGGGCATTCAATTATCGCCACGGCGGATCACCGATTTTTTACCGGGTCGACCTACGTCAAACTCTGCGACTTGTCGCCGGGCGATGTCGTGCTGGTACATGCAAGTACGCCATTTACTGCGGAACCTGGAGTGCGCGCTGCGTCACGCCGTGGTTATCTGTACGTGCGGCAGCACCCTATAGCGGGCGCAAAGGTCGTTTCTGCTGTATCGAATCGCACAACTGGTGAACGGCGCGAATACGTTTATCACAGGCTCCTGCGTGCGCGTGCTGTCGTGGAGGCACACATGAACGGTGTGTCGTTGCAACAGTACGTTGAACTTCTAAATTCACCGGACGCATTGCCTGAGCATATTCGCACCCTATCGCGTGATGACCACGTGCATCACCTCAACGAGGACGAGGGTGACGACAGGTTGGAAAACCTTGTGGTACTGTCTGCGGAAGATCACGGACGCATGCACGCGCTCGACCGACACAATAACCTAAGGTTTGTCGCCACCGAGGACATCATTCGCAGTATCGAACCTGTCGGTGTCCGCGAGGTGTTCGATGTCAAGATGCTATCGCCGTTCAATAACTATATTGCGGCGAATTTCGTGACACACAACAGCGGAAAGACCACACTGGCGATTCACGCGCTCGCGAACGTGTACCGCAACGGCGGCAAGGCCGCCTTCATCGACGCCGAACACGCGTTCGATCCTGGCTACGCCGCCGCGCTTGGGGTGCCCATGCCGGAGTTGATTTTTAGTCAACCCGATTCGGCCGAGCAAGCACTAGACCAGATTGAGGTGCTGTGCTCAACCGGACAACTCCACTTGATCGTGATCGACTCCGTTGCGGCTTTGGTGCCGCAGGATGAACTCGACGGCGACATGGGGGATTCGCACATGGGCAAACATGCTCGCCTGATGAGCCAGGCGTGCAGGAAGCTGACCGCTATTGCGAACCGGACCGGCACCGCGCTCCTGTTCCTGAACCAGATCAGAATGAAGATAGGGATCCAATTTGGGAACCCGGAAACGACCCCAGGCGGGAACGCACTCAAGTTCTTCGCGTCATGTCGCCTCGATATTCGGCGCATCGGCAAGATCGAGGACGCCACGGGTTCGATCGGGAATCAGACCCGCGTGAAGGTGGTGAAGAACAAGATGGCACCGCCCTTCAAGGAGGCCGAGTTCGGCATCATCTGGGGGAAAGGTATCGACACCGTGTCGGAAACCCTGACCGTTGCGATTGAGGCTGAAGTGATCAAGAAAACCGGAAACACGTACACGTACAAAGATGAGCGTATTGGCGTCGGGCTCGCGCAAGCCAGGGCCGCGCTGGAGAACAACGCGGACTTGTTCGCCAAGATCGCGCAGGAGATCGCACTATGAAGGCCCCGTCTCATAGGTCGGTTCCGCGTCGGTATCGCGGCGCAGTCGCGTTCCTGTTGCGATTGCCCATGATGCCGACACTCCTGCGTGAGCGCGGGTTCGTGCGCGCGCACGTGTACGACAGCGTCAAGCGGGAGTGGTTTAGTAGGTGGGTACCGGCAGGTTCACCGCACGCTCGGCAACTCGCCCGTGCCCGAAAGGCTCAGCACTGTGGATGACCTAAAGGGTATCGCGATCGTGTTGCTGGACCTGGTCTGCTGGGCGCTATTCGGCGCCCTGGCGATTTGGTTGATTGTGAATCTTGGAGGATGACGTGCAATTTCGTGATAATGCTCTGAGTTGTGGGAAAGCCGAACTGGCCGCCTTGTTGGCCACGAAGGCGGAAACGATCTACGTGCGCCGGCTCGATAGCGCGATCGCGATCGCGCAAGCGCGCGACGAAGACGCACACGCGCTTGTGACGTGTACGTTCCAGGCCGACGACGGCACTGGGCTGTCCTGCGGGTTCGCCTTGCCGGCCGACTGGGTCAAAGCCGTGCAGGCCGGGATGGGCACGAACGACGTCGCCAAGTTCGTGTGCGATCAAACGGGCGCGATCGTGCGGGTGTACCTGTACGCGATCGATTCGTCCCTGCGGGGCACGTTCGTGCCCCCTATGGGCGCGATCGCGGATGACTGCCTGGAGAGTTTGGCCACGTTCACGCCCGCTGATCCGGACCAGGACGACCGGTACTGCATTAGCGCCCGCGTGGCCGCGCTCGTGCTCAAGATCGCGCGCGCGTCGGGGCTTCGGTTCTTCTACCAGAGCGAGGAGTCCGCGGGCTTTGCGTCGTTCGGGTCAGGTTCGTGGGAGGTCCACGCGAGCGCGGTCTCGTCCACGCTCGACACGGAAGCGGACCCGCTATGAAGCCCGCGATCGTGATTGCGGACATGCACTTGTGGAACTTCCCGGTCGGGGGAGGCAAGACCGTCGCGGGGGTGAACCGCCGCGCACGCTTGACCCTAGACGCACTCGCGTGCGTGGGCGACCTGGCAGAGCAGCATGGGTGCCCGGTCTACCTCCTCGGGGACGTGTTCGACGCTGCGCGGCCCGCGCCACAACTCGTGACGGCCTTCATGGACGCCACGAAGACGTGGCGGGCCGGGTCGATCGTGCTCGTGGGCAATCACGATCGCAGCTCTGCTGCCCTGCACGACCACGCCGTGCAGATCAGCCGGTGGAACCGCCACGCCGTGATCGAGACATCAGGCGCGCTCGGGCGCGTGATCGGGTTCGGGTACAGGTCTGACCCGATCCAAGACTGGCTACCAGTTGAGCTACCCCTGCTGGTCGGGGACGCGCTCCTGGAAGGCGTACAGCCGACCACGCTCCTCCTGCACGCGGGCTTGTATGAGGCTGGGCAGCACGTTCCGGACTGGAAACTGAGCGCTCGTGATGCCATTTCGGTGCAGCAGTGCGCCGAGATTGCCGCACAGAACAAGATCCCGCTCGTGCTATCGGGGCACTGGCACGACAGCAACGCTTGGACGATTCAGGTCGGCGGGTTCGAGGTCAGGATCGTCCAGGTGGGCGGGCTTGTCCCGACCGGCTGGGATAACGCGGGACCGGATTTCGGGTTCGCGTACTTGATCGACACCGACACGGGCTCGGTCCTGCACCGGTACAGGATTCCGGGCCCACGCTTCTACGTCTGCACCGGCGTGGACGAAATCGCAGAGTTGCGCCAGTCCTGCGCGACCGACGCGGTGTTTATCCGCTTCCGAGGTGCCGCCAATACGGTCGCGCCCGCGGCGGACCTGCTGGGCGCGCTCGAGCAGGCGGGCGAGATTGCGGGCTGGACCGTCGAGGCGATCACGCAGGACCGTGACCGTCTCGAGGCCGACGTCGAGCAGGCGCGCGGCGAAGACTCGATCCTTCAAGCGTGCGAGATGGTCGCACGTGAACGCTTCGGCGCCCACGCCGACGCGGTATTGCGGCGCTGCCGGGAGTACCTTTCATGCTGACCGTAACCTCAATCACGCTCGACACCGTAACGGTTCACGACAAAACGACCGTGGCGCTCCCCAAGACCGGGCTCGTCCTCCTGACGGGTCGGAATGGATCGGGAAAGTCTACCTGCATCGAAGCGGTCGCGTATGCGCACTGGGGGAAAACGATCCGGGACGCGCACCCGTGGGCCGAAGACCTTGACGGGTCCATCAGGGTCGCGAGCCAGTACGGCACCGTTTCGGTCGTGCGCAAGTCGGGCAAACTCTCGATGTCGATCCAGCAGGGCGACACGGTCGTGCATAAGGGGGGCGTCGAGCAGGGACGCGTCCTGATCCGGCACGATGTCGGGCTCTGGGATCTCTGGTCCCGCACGCACGTGCTCAGTAGCGCGGACGCGGCCTGCTTCACGAGCGCGCGTGACTCCGAGCGCAAGCACATCATCGAGTCGCTCCTGCGCCTGACCCGGTTCGACGACGCGCTCAAGCGGGCCAAGCAGGCGCGCGACGCCGCCGCGACGGACCTACAGGCCCACGACCGCGACACCGCGACGCTCAGGATTGACGTCAGCACTGCGCACGCACGCGTGCGCGAGTGTGCGGAGTCGCGCCCGCGGGAACTTGAGGTCCCGCCCGAACCTCCCGATCCGGGCGCGGAGCCACCGAATAGCGACGCGGCCGAGTTGCGTCTTCGACAAAGCAAATCCGTTTCGGATCGACTCCGACGCCTTGGCACGTCCGAATTGCAAATCGCCACGCAGGCGCACCAGGACGCGCTCGCGCGGCGGCGTGGTGCTGAAGACGTCGTGACGCGCATGCGCGCGGGGGCGTGCCCGACGTGTGGTCGCGATTGGGAGTACGGCGCTGTCAATGCTGCGGATTCGGCCTTCAGGGACGCATGCGCGACCGTGATCGCGACCGCGAAGGCGGTGCAGGAGCAAGCCGGGATCCGCGAGGGCCTCTTGGCCGAGCAGGACCAAATTCAGCAAGTCTGCCAGGATGAAATCCAGCGCGCGCGCGAGGCCGCGCAGGCGTGGCGGACCGCCATGCAGGTGCGCCGGTCTTGGCAGACCTGGACCGCGAAGGCGCAGGAGCAGCACGACGCCGCGATGGCGAGGTGGCGGGCCCAACTCGAGGCCGCGCAGGCGGCTCTGCGGACCGCCGAGGACGCGCTCGTGAGTCACGAGTTCGAGCGCCCCGCGCTCGCGGACGCGCTCGCGATTGAGCAACATTGCTGCGAGGTGTTGGGGCTGAAGGGCGCGCGCGCGATCGTGCTCAGGCGCGCGCTCGAGGCCACGACCGTGCTGGCGAACACGTGGCTGAGCCAACTCGAAACCGCGTCAGGTCGAATCCAGATCGAAATCACGGGCGCGCGCCCGCTTCGGGATGGTGGCACCGCGGACGAGATCGGGATCCAGGTCACGGGCGCGGGTGGGGGGCTCGGGTACGCCGCGCTGAGTCAAGGGGAGAGGCGCCGAGTCGATACCGCAATCCTGCTTGCCTTGGCGGAAGTCGCGACAATCTCGTCCGGGATGCAGCCCGGTACGCTCTGGTTGGACGAGGTCTTCGACTTGCTCGACGACGTCGGGACCGTGCAAGCCTGCTCAATCTTGCGCGAAGTGGCGCGACGCCGTTGCTGTGTTGTGATCTCCCACGACGCAACAGTGGCGCAATACCTGCGGGCTGACCTGCACTACAGGTTCGACAGCGGCACATTGACTTCGCTATAGTGTCGTGCCAGCCTGCTGGTATGTTGACCGAGGCTGAGATCCGAGACCTCGCACCCACGTGTGCGCAATGCGGCTGCGCCGTGCAGGCCGACGCGAGCAAGAGGACGTTGTGCTCGGTCTGTTACGCCCGCCACGACGTTGCGAGTCGCCAGCACCGCTATCAAACGGGGGCCACGTTGTCGATCCCGGATCACAAGTGCTGGGTCCGGTTGTGTCAAAATCAGACGAAGGGCATCCGACGCTTCTGCGTCGATTGCGCGCGACGTCGCGCCACGATGCCGAGAAAGTAAAAATGTGGGCAGCAAGTAAGATTCTGGAGCAGCAATTTCGTCACGAAATTGTCCGCCCGTTTAGTCCACGGCTCCTGAACCCGGCGAGTTTGGACGTGCGCTTGGGGCAAAGTTTCTGGAGACGACCCCAAGATCGCACGGGACGGCCCGAGGCGTACATGATCGACCTCGCGGAGGAGGACCGGACTTGGTACCGGTCCGACGTTGCGGAGCCGGATGGCGCGTTCGTGCTCGAGCCTAACGAGTTCGTGCTCGGCTGTACCGTTGAGGTGGTCCAGATCCCGGCGGGCGTGCAGGCGGTCCTGGACGGCAAAAGTTCGATCGGGCGCGTGGGCGTACTCGTACACGCGACGGCGGGCTACATCGATCCGGGATTTTGTGGGCAGGTCACGCTCGAGCTGCGGAACCTGACCCCGTACCCGCTCGTCCTGTATTGCGGGATGCGGATCGGACAACTGCGCTTCAGCGACGTCGTTGAGGCGCCCGACTTCGCCGACGTGGTGCAGCAGACCTACGGGCGCGGCGGGCATTACCAGGGCCAGATGGGCGCGACGCTATCACGCGTGTTCGCACAAATCCGAGAGGATGGGATTCGATGAAGCGGAAACCTCGCCCGCGGTGGATGCCGATCGAGCCGGACAGCAAAGTGGCCGTGCGGGAGCGGCTCAAGTCGGCCCGGTACTGCGGGATTGACCCGAGTCTATCCTGTACCGCCATGGTGTTTCTCGACCAGGACGGGCAGGTCTGCTGGTCGGACCAGATCGCCACGACCCCACAAGACTTCCCCCGCGGGATACTGGACCGCCTTGACGTGTTGCAGCAGGCCGTGTTCGAGCGCTTGAGCATGGCACCCTTGATCGACCTGACGGTCTGTATCGAGGGGTTCGCGATGGGGGCCCGGAACGGTCGCGAGGTCGCGGGCGCGCTCGGGTACCTGTACCGCCTGTGCGCGCGCCGGGCCGCGTGCCTGATCGAGATCGCGCCAACGAGCCTGAAGAAGTACACCGCCGCGAACGGGACGGCGGACAAGTCCACCATGATGCGGGAGGTGTTCCGCCTCTGGGACTACGACGCGAACGGGAACGATGACGCCGACGCGCGTGCGCTTGCGGACGTGGCGTATCGGTTCTGCCGCCCTGACGTCGACCCGGCGCTGCGTCAGCACCAGCGCGAGGCGCTAAAAAAGGTAATTGTGCTCTGGCGCGGCTGATTTCCCCTTGCGTACCAGCACGCGTGCTGTATACTAGACTATACACAGCGATGAGGAATCGCCCACCTAAACCACCACCGACACGGGCGGGATGTCGGGATCTTCCGCGACCCTGCCCGTGCCTGAACTGCCAATACCACACCTTTCAGGACTTCCCGCGCGCATCTGAGTCATGCGTGCTTGACGTGGCCGACGACGGTCCGCACGGCTATATCGAAATCGGGCACGCGCTTGGGATCAGCCACGAGCGTGTTCACCAACTGCTGGACCGCATACTCCTAAAACTGGAGCCGAAAGCGAGAAGGTTACGATGACGGCAAATGATAATGGAACGCACAACGACGATGGGCCGAGCGGTCCTGATCTGGGCGGGTACGCGCTGACGCGTGACGCCACAATCGCGCCGACCGACCCGCGCTGGCAGATCGGACTCGCGCATGAGGTGGCGGTATTGAAGTGGCGCCTCGACCGCGAACGGCGGTACAGCCTCCTCACGTTCCTGTACGCTATTTTTGTGTCCGCCATGTTGGTCTTGGTCGCGACGGGGGTCCTGTGAAAACGCAAATCAGCATCATCGCGCTCGTGCTGGTGGGTTGCGGCGCTGACGCGACCGAGGTCATCTACGTCGTCCCGCCCGCCGGAACGGGCGGGACGCCTC